GGCTAAACTGCGTGGACGAAGTGACGATTATTTGCCAGTCGCCGTTCGTGGCCAAATTGCCCACTACGCCGCTAATGTTCACTTTGTCGCCCGTCGCGAAATTGTGGGCGGCGGTAGTTACGACGATAGGCGAAGCATTCGTGGCCCCCGTTACCGTAAGCCCGCCCAAATCGTCGCCATCGAAAATCAAGGGATACTTTCCGAGAGTCGTAGGCAAAGTGAACGGCAGGCTCGGCGAGTCGGTTCGCCAGAGAAATAAATAATGGAATGCCTGCATGAGCATACATCCCGCCGCCGCCGTTTCTCCCCCGGCGTATAAAATGGTTTTCTTCGTACCGTCCGCAGGATTCACGAAATAGGCTCGGTCGGAGCAGGCTAGGACTACGTACTCCGTTCCGCTCGCAGGATCGCGGTAGAAGGTCGAGGCGAGGACTGTAGCGGCGAGGACCGTAGCGTCTCCCGTCAAACGTTTCAGCCCCTTCCGGACTATCGCGGAATTTGTTTCGAGGCGAAGGTTTTGGGATTCGGCTAAATAGTTTTCAGGGATACTGCCGGCATCTCGGAACGAGCCGAAGCCCAGAAAAGCCCGATCCCCGTCGAGGACAGGCTGGTCGTCCAGTTTTCCGTATGACCTGTAACGGCTCACTTTTTTTTAAGCACTTGGTAGATGCGGATGCACATGAATACTGCGGTGCAGCAGGCGGCTATAAGGCTCGCCAGATGGCTCCACTGAGCGAGGCCCGTGGCAGTGATGAGGCCGCCTATGCCGCCCCAAATCGTGCGGTCCGCTAAAAGCTCCACGTTTTCGCTAGTTCGAGATTCGAGCATCCGCTGAATAGTTCGATTACGGCTATGGCCACTATGATAAGAGCGAAGCCCGTTAATATTTTGCCCCTTTTAGAAAGGCCGTTAAAGATTTCAATTAACTTTTGCATTCGTTTCTTCGCAAATTTTGTTTATTTTCTTCGTATTGGACCGGGTAATGAAAAGAGGTATGGCCAGAACTCCGAGGATGCAGAGAGCGGCGACTTTCAAGATCGTCCAGATAGTGTCCGTAGCCTTTTCGATTATGCCTTTCTGACTGGCCAGTCCTCGGCTGACGAGAGCTTCGACGTCGCCCGAGCTTAAAGCTCGAATAGTTTCGTGTGCCTCGGCGACTGCCTCGTTGCCCCGGCTTACCTCGCCGGCCAATGCTCCCCCGCCTGCCGCGAGTCCGACGATCAGCGGACCTCCGCCCAATGCCGCTCCCGCTGCTCCGGCAGTCGTTGCCCCGATAGCCGGATACCACTGTTTTAGTGTGCAGGATGTAGCGAGCATGGTAAGAGTCATTATGGCGAATAGCCTCATGGGTCGGATGGATACCAGCCCCGGTCGTAGTCCTCCAACTCCGAGGCATCGTATAGTTCATCGCATTTCCATTGGCCGGACGTTTTTATCGGGATTATGAATTTCCCGAAATCCGGATGGTTCTCGTTGGTCACGGTTTGCGGGGTGCAATAGGTAGTGGCATCCACGGATGGCAAGCCTAGCGCGGTTTGAATCTTCGCTAAATTCCCGTCAAAATCTTCAGTAATCAAATATTTCATAGCCCGTATTTCGCTTCTGCGTAAGCCACTAATGCGGTCTTGTCCGCAGACGTTACCATGTCGTCAAATATCAGCATTTCGTAAATCCAGCCCTGGAAGGGGTATACGCCTACACTGGCAGTGTTAGTGAGGGAAGTGTTGCCGATCACGGGTACTTTGCCCCCTGGGAACATTCCTGTCGCCCAGCTAGTCGTAGTTTGCGTAATTGCCGCAGTACCTGCCGCCGAAATGTCGTAGGTATTGCCGGTGGCGGCAGAATATATCTCTACGATTTGACCATTCGTGGAAGTAAACCCACTTAATGAAACGCCGCCCAACCGGCCACTTCTCATAGTCCCGCAGTATGAGGAGGCAGTCCCGTACATAAATGATCCGTTCACCGCGCCGATTCCCAGAAGCTCGCAATAGGCATCCGAGTCCGGCTCAAAAATTATGACTACGGTTTTGTCCGCAGTCGTGTAATCGCCAAACCATTGCGCAAACCACAACTCCAAAAACTCCCCGTCAAAGTAAATCGCGGAAGAAGTCTCTGAAGACCCTCCCACCGTCCGCGAAGAGACGAAGCTAGGTTGCATAGCGGCGGTAGTCTGAACAGCGTACCAATCGTTTGCCTTGTCCTTCCAGTAATATACGTCATTGCCATCCGAGACGGCGGCATAAGCCGAAGTAAGGACGGTGTTGGCCTCGCTTGCATCCAGATGGAACGCAGGAGCAAGACTGACGTTGTACGAACCATCCAATGCATAAGTGGAAGTGCTTGGAGCGGCGTATACGTTAAGCCCGTATTTTGCCGAAAGATAAGTGTGTATAGTGTCCCAATCGGAGTCCCCTATTACCGTGTTGAACATCAAAACCTCCAGAATATATCCGGCGAGAGGACTTAACGTTCCGACTCCACCTAGACTCGCCCCGGCGGCAACTGAAAAGGTCAAACTACCCATAGATACGCTTAATCTTTGGCGTGTGTTCGTGTATAATTTGTAGTCGCTCGTATCTATCTTGACCCCGTTTATGAAGGGTCTGCTCGTAGGTATAACGCGATATGCTGAGTCTACTGCCACTCCAACGAGCCGAGCGCTTAGAAAGTTTGCGCTATAATCCACGTTGTCGTAGGCATCCGTGGAATTGGTCACGCCACTGGTTTTGACCAATTGGTAATTTGTGTCGTAAGTGCCAACCCCAAAACCGCCCGCACCGTCTCTGCCGGGAATGGCGACAACTACCATCGTTGCCTCTTCTCCGGAAAAGTCCTCGCTGGAGAAGAAGTCGGTGTCGCTTAAAATGTCATTGCTGCCGTCAAACTCCACCCCGGCTTTACCGCGAAGTAAGTCATTTCTGAACAACGGTTGGTTTGTCGCTTCGGCAAAGTCATTGCCGTTACCCGATCTGTCGCCCCAAGTAGCCACTGAAGCGCCGTTAGCCGGGTTGTTGCCAGCATCCGCGCCGTCCAGAATGGATGCATCAAGGTGGAGGTTTGGGACAACGCTTATGCCGTGACTCCCATCCAGATCGTAGGCAAAACCACCCCCACCCCCCGGCGCGCCGCTGCTGGTAGCGGAAGTGCCGCCGCCAATGCCGAGGCCAATCGATATGCCTGCGATTGGCATTACCGTTTGTACAAGATGGCTTGCGAAGCCGCTGAGAACGTAACGCTGGAAAAAGTCCCATAAATCACGTCGCCTTTTGCGAAGGTCGGGGCGTCCGTAACGAGGTCGGCTGCGCCTTCCATATTTCCCGATAGCGCCGTTATCACGCTATCCGCCACGAACTGAATCGCGAAGAAGTCGCCGGTATGCGGCCCTGCCGCAGTTATGTACTTGGAGCCTCCGCCCCCGCTCAAATTATAGACCGTTACTTGACTCATGTTAAACCGTGGTTTGCGTGATTAAAACTGTTGGCCACATGGCCGGATAGGAATTGATTACGATGCGATTCTGTTGCTGAAGACGCTCGACCCTGTCGATTTCCTGAAGCAAATATTCCTCCGCGCGGGCCTCTTCGAGCGTTGCCTTGTCATTTTGCCCGTCCGCGACATAATACGAAGCGATGCAGGCGGCTAAAAGATGCCTTTCGAGGAATTGCGGAAGGTCCGTTTCCGCCCCGCCGTAATCATTGCTAGGCACTTGCGAGCCTACGACGTATACTGTCGTCTCCGAAGTGTCCGCCGGTAAAACTAAATAGCCGCCCAGCAGGCTATAACTTATTTGCCTCGCGGTTCTATCCTCCCAAGGGACTTTGTCCCAGACTGCGTATACGTCGAATAGGTCGGCGGCATTGTCGATCTGGACGGCCTTGTCGGCCTTTAAAGTGGCGGACGAAACTGCGGCGACTGTCTTAGTTACGACGTTTATAAGCTCAGGCCATTTGGACCTTATCCATGCTCCGCGCACTCTGTCGTTCAGGCTCCTCTTGAGGGCCGTTTCCTCGGCGGCGAGGAGCGTGTCCACTCCGATGGCCGAAGTGAATCTTTCCTTGAAATCGCTGTAAGTTACGACTCGCATCTAATCGAGTTTGCATTCCGGATTGTCGCGGAGGTATTCCCGTTTGAAGGTGGGATCAGACATGATTCCAACCCCGTGCTGCTGCTCCATTCTCATGTAGCTCGCCATATCGTAAACTGCGGCAGGCTTGAAATCTCCCCCGCCCTTGATGTTCTTGTCGGCGTTGGCCCGGATGCGTCTCATGCGATCTTTGTAGCCTGCTTTCTCTTGTGCCTGCTCGCGGTCGATGCGTTTAGCCAATGACTCCGAAACTTCGGAGTCGCTCACTCGGCCCGGCTTCGGGCCTTTTCTTACGATTATGTTAACACTCATTTCCCGCCAATTAACTGTTAAAAAAAACGGAGGCCGACCTTCCCCAAAGCCGGCCCCCGTATACCCATCCCTAATAAACTATGAACTAAACTATAAAACTAAACTATCGAGCCAAGCGCGCGAGGATTGGTAACGCAAAGCGTTATCATCGCTTCCACGAAGGCACGTGGACCGGCTCCGAGGTCGGGCAAGTCCTGACTGGTAATTCCTTCGAGGAACTTCAGGCTTACCGTGTCGTCGCCGGGAAGCAGATATGCGCGATTCGAGTTTAATACCGATTCGGTAGTGTTTGTTTCTCGAACCCATTCGCCAGTAG